CAATTCAACGTCTGTATAAACTCCGTCTGTTTCATCAGAGTCGAAGAATACAGCACGTACCATTCGGTAGTAACCTCTACTTTCTTGACCCAACAGTGCTTTGTCTTCTTCTATTTTTTCTTCTGTTGGTAGCCAAGGATATACTGTTTCACCAGCAAGTATATTAGGGGATCTTTCCCCATCATATCTTTTGTAAAGACCTCCCCATTTTGTTTTCCAAGTTTCTTCTATATTAGGATCAATAGAATCCCAACCCTTTGCTGGTTCACTCCACTCACCGAAAGCATCCCAACGAGATGCAGGGTTTGATAAACCAACTAAACTAAATGATGGGTTCTTTGATAAGTTAGATAGACCTGCTTGTAAAATTGCTGTTGATAGTTCTGAAAGCTCGTCTGCAATCAAGATAACATTCTTTTGTTTGATACCTATAAACTTACCTACAGCTTCCCTAGTCTTACTGCGTTCTGCTGCAATCAAACTCAAACCAGCTTTCTCTATCAAAGTTCCATTTTCATTTACGTAAGCGACATTACCAATAGAATCTCTTATCTTAAATGGTGCGCCTTCTAACACTGTTAATAAACTAATAACAGACCCCCATATCCTCTTTCTCGCCTCACGTAACGTAGTCGATGTCAATAGGACCAAAGTGTCTCTTGGAGCAGCTAACCAGTTTAGGATTCCCCATGCAGCCATAGTGTGTGACTTACCAGATGAGGCAGCACCACCAATAGACACATATTTATTTTGTATAACAGCTTGTATCATGCTCTCTGCCCAAGGATGTTTAACCATCAGAGGTTCAGGGAGTTCATCATGGTTCCATAACTCATCACACAATCTCCAAAAATAATATTCCTTTGCTTTATTGCTTTCATGATTAGCTAACCCATACAATAAAGCTGTAATAGTGTTAGTAGGGCTAATTAGCATACCTCCCACATCCATCTTAGATGTTTTATCATCTATCCTTGGTTCATATATACGTAAGGTCTGTGTCATTTAATTTGAAAGCTATGTAAATATATAGTATATATTAAGTGCTTTGGCTTATAAATCTAAAAAATCTAAACTGCTTAAACATGCTCTCGAAATGTATGAGCAGCAATATAAACTTGTGACTATTGCGAAGGAGCTAGGAATCAATGTCTCTACTCTCCGTAGATGGTTAAGGGATGAGGGAGCAAAACCAAAGAAAGATTCTCACGCCAACAATCCACCCTTAAAAGAGATAGAAGAAGTAAAGGAAAACAAAGACCCTTTGCAATCAACTCTTGATGATGAGTTAGAAGGTAAAACAGATGAAGCTATAAAAGAGGCTAAATTAGAAGCCCGTATGGAAGAGGATAAAAAACTTATGGAGATAGCTGAATCACAATCATCTCCAGCAGAAAAATATCAGTCTTATGTAGCTGCCTCTGCTATAAAACTACTTCGAGATAGTATTAAAAACCTCAGAGGCCCACGTACAGTTAAAGAACTGTCTGAATTAGATCAGTTAATACGTAGAAATTTAGGTTTAAACGCACGTACATCGGGGGGTTCAGGAAAACTTCAAATAGATATTAGTATTTTAAATAATGCAAAAGCAGACCGTGGTAATGGGGCTGTTAAAATAAACAAAGATAAAATAATAGATGTTGAGCCAGACGATGATAAATCCTGAAACAAAAGAAGACTTAGATAAACCTGTACTTCTATTTAGTGGGTTAGAGGATGCTTACATAGGTACGGTAGAACAGTATGGTAGACCACCTGTGGCTTGTTATTCAAAACAAACCACGATAGATTTACTACAAAAAAATTATAACCTTACAAAACAACAAGCTTTTGAAAGGTATGAATATGAATACCTACAAACAAACTTTTGGGAGGGTACTCCATGTTTCTTGGACGATCTAGCGGAGTGATGTTTGAAAACAAGGAGGTTGAAGAAAACCCCTGTGTTATGATACGAAAACAAATAGGTAAAGATTTTACCTATATTGTAGAACGTAGATCTGGCACTTATTACAGAGTTATACCTAACTCAGCAAAAGAAGTATTTTTTATACAAATGCTTGTTCCAAACGTAGATGCCTTAATACCAGAATCAGGAGATGGCGTAATACTTTCTGCTAAAGCTATAGAACATTGTGATTATAGGAGTTGATAACGGACTCAACGGTGGGTTAGTCGCCATATCAAAAACAACAGGAGCAGTCATTGATAAGACAGTCATGCCTACATTCCATCGTTGTAAGAAACGAGAAACCGATACACGTAAAGTTTATGAATGGGTGATGGCACTTGAGTCAGATTTTATCTTTGCTATTGAAGAGCCATTGCACCATGCAAAGAGTTCACAAGCTGTTCGATCTATGGCAATATCATTTGGTAAATTGTTAGGACTAGCTGAGAATAGGCAGTGGGATGTACAATGTGTCAAAGTACATAACTGGCAAAAGGCTATGTTAGGTCACTTGTCTCCACCGTATGATACAAAGAAAGCTGCATTAGGAGTGGCTAATGTGTTAGCTCCTGAAGAATGTTGGTTGAAAAGTAAACGCTGTTCTAAACCCCACGATGGTATGGTAGACGCTTTTCTTATAGCTAGATACATACGCAAAGGACATGCTTTAGTAGGGTATGATAAATTGTAGAAAGTTTTTCTTGCCTTAAATTCAAGTTCTTTTACTATGTCTTAAATGAAAAACCTATTCCCCGCTCAGTCCAAAGTAGCTGACTTCTTTGAAGAAAGGCTAAGAGAAAATAAAAATACTCTAGATTCTAGCTCTGTTGGTACTGGAAAAACAGTAGTTGCAGCACATTTGGCTTTGCGTTTAGAACGCCCTGTAGCTGTTATATGCCCGAAAGCAGTAATCCCTTCATGGGAAAGAGAACTAAAGGAAGTAGGTATTGATCCTATATTCGTACTTAATTTTGAAAAGGTAAGGACTGGTAATACCCCACATATGTCTAAAAGGGGTAAGAAGATAATGAACTGGAAAGTTCCTAAGAACACTTTGTTTTTAGTAGATGAGATACATAAATGCAAAGGTCCATACACACAAAATGCACAGCTTATTATAAGCCTAGTTAAACAAGGGTTTCTAATACATGGTATGTCGGCAACAGCATGTGAAGACCCTACAGAGATGAGGTCTATTGGGTATATGTTGGGGCTACACAGCCTAGCTAAAACAGAAAATGGTTTGTATAACTGGTTTAGTTGGATGAAAGCTAATGGGTGTTACCAAGATGAGTGGAATGGTTGGCACTTAGGAGCAAAGAGCAATCTTAAAAAGATACACGATAAAATCTATGGTGTTATGGGAGCGAAGTTAACTGTAGCAGATTTCCCTGATTCATTCAGAAATAACAGGGTTTTCATAGAGCCTATGGAATTTGCTGACTCTAAGAAGATCATAAACACTTATAAAAAGTTAGGTTTAACTCCGCAAATAATAAGTGAATTTATTCTCAATGGTTCTGTTGGGAATAGTGATCATGTGATTGTTAATATACTACGGGCAAGACAACTAACAGAAGCCATGAAAGTACCTGACTTAGTATCATACGCACAAGATTTAGAAGAACAGGGAAACTCTGTAGTGTTGTTTGTTAACTTCAGAGACACTGTAGTAACACTATGTGATCAACTAAAATGCAAAGCGATAGAGGGAGGTCAGACAATAGAAGAACGCCAAGCAGTCGTAGACGAATTTCAAAATGATGAATCAACTATGGTGGTCGCTAACATTGCAGCAGGGGGTACTGGACTATCATTACACGATTGTAATGGAGATAGGCCCAGAGTTAGTTTGATATGCCCTTCTTTCAATGCTAAAGACTACCTCCAAACTTTAGGACGCATTCACCGTAATGGTGCAAAGTCTGACGCTATACAAAAAGTTTTAGTTACATCAGGGTCTATAGAAGAACATGTTATAGACTCTATCCAAAGAAAAATAAACAACCTAACAGAACTTCATGGAGTCTAATACACCTGATCATAGTAGCAGAGGACACGCACCTTTCTCACCATCAAGCCTAAAGTACGTAGCAGGTTGTTCTGGTTACGAAGGTCGATCAGGTACAAATGCTGCTGCTGAAAAAGGTACTCGTATTCACGAAGCCTTAGAAGTTCGTGATCCCTCTGCCCTGCACGATGAAGACGAAGTCATGATCTATGAAGCAATCGTCAAGCAAGAGGATGAGTA